CTGTATCTCATAATTTATATATAGGTTATTCTAGGAGTTTTGTCAATGGCATCTATAATCTACTACATGTAGTCCTTTATACACGCGATAGTTGCGTCTGCTGACAGGTCTTTGTCTAATAGGTAGGGGTTGAATATTGTGGCTCCACCAAGAAGCGCAGCTGTCTTTATTCACAATCTCGAAAGAAGTCGTCTCTACCTTCCCCATGAACGTTAAAGTAAACAGAGTGATCATGACGATCTTTTCCATTATCTCCCCTGGCCGCGTGTGGGTTTATAACTTCTTTTTTCTGATTTGTTCATACGTTTTTTATGTCTACCTATTTTAGGTTTGGTTCGTCTAACGTATGTGTTGACCCCATAAAGCGCTCGTTTAACCATCTGAATCTACTAAGACATCTAGCTTAGGAAGCTTAGCTCCCGCTGCTACTACTGGAATATAGCTAATGACGCCATTAACTTTTTGTTCAAGTTCTCTCCCACAGTTTGTACATCTATATAAATTTTGATCTACACCTACAAAAATAGAAAGCCGATGACACAGAGGGCAATGGCCGTTTACAAGTTCTGTATGTAATTGGAAAGATCTTCCAAATGGTCCGCCACCGTAGGTCATTAGTAGTCCGTAAAGTTAATTAATTTTTTTCTAGTATACTTCTTTTTATCTTTAATTACACGTGGCTTATACTTGGAAGTTTTTAGTTCTTTCGCCATCGGATTTCTATTCGAGAATAATTTTTTTAATATGTTTCTCATTCATATATATCTCTATTTCTGCTTTAGACTTCAGGCATTTATAGGTAACGCTAGGAGAGTAAGTTCTCTCAGCCTCACGCTTTCTACGAAGGCATAGGGCCATGTTATCTTGGATTCTGTGTTCCTTAATTTCCGCGTTCACAAACATAAGGAGGGCCACCACAGTTTCGACAATAATTTCGTTCATTAGTAATTATACCCCGTTGAAGGTCTATCATCCTTTTCTAGCATTTTAAATAGGTTTTTATGTTGGTCCATGATCTCTTCATCAGAGTCCATCATCTTAGTTATTTGATCTTGTAGTTTCTCTACCTGTCTTTCAAGTTGTGATACTTTGTCTAACTGAACAGCTTGATTCGTTGAAAGATCAAAGGTTCTAGTTAATGTCCAACCTGCTAGGGCTAGCATAATTCCTACTAAAAGTGTTATTAATTTATCAACCATTATTCCATTATCCCCATTACCCATAAAATAACAAATATGTATATAAGAGGTTCCATTAAAATACTAAATCCATTACTAAATATAATACAATAAATACATACATAGCTACAATTTGAGTTGTGAAAGGGTGGTTAGGAATCATTGGTGCCTCTTGTTCCCATTCTGATAATGTATTTCTCTATTTGCATCTTTTAGTTTTTCTATATCTTCTAAAACTTTATCCATTTGTTTTCTTAAAAACTCGATGTTAACTTTATTCAATGCCATATTCTCGATATGTTTATTTAACTTATCTACGGTTTTATAAAGATCCTCGATCATCATAAATTGCTCGCTATCTGCGGGAAGCGAACCTAATTGACCCCGCGGCCATTTGATTCTAAATTCTGTATTCTCAGTTAAATCTTTAGACATTAATTCTACTTCTGTTGAAAGTTTGTTTTGCTTCTCAATGATACCAAAATAAGCCCAGGTCCCGATCGCGACCATCGCGATCAAAGAGGCCACGGTTTTCATCGGCATCTGAACCTGTGCTTCTTCAGATATTCTTAATGGTCTATTTGGCATTACTTATCTAATCCGTCTGTGAACCAAGTTAGAAACTGGTCCCACTTCTTTTTAATCCATTTAATCATTTTTTATCTCCTATGGTTTTCTTCTATTGGCATGAGAGGCACTCATCGTTATTCACTGTAGTCCCCTGCGGATTGCAATTACATTTCTCGCATGGGCACACACCCGTACTATCGGAGTGTCCGTTAACATTACAGTGACAATTACAAAAACAATCTTTACATTTACTCATCTTCACACTCACAGTTGTCACAAGTACATACGCCGTATTCATCAGCATGAAGATCCCCCTCACAGTGACATTTGTGATGGCAGTCTTTACATTTTTTTGTCATAAACTAACCTTATTTGTTAAATTTATTATATTGGTCTACGATCCATCTAGAAACTTTTCTAAAGAATCTTTTAATTTTTATCATCATTTTTATTCTCCTCAATTTTATAGAAGAACCTATCGGTATCTTCTGTTTTCCACTTACCAGTGTCTTCTACATTCCATTCACTGGTTTGCACTTTCCAATCAGGGATTTCATTCTTCACTGTAAAGGAAGGTATATCCCATAATATTCGATTGTTGGGTTGTGCTGCATAATTGCCATCTTCAAGGGCCATTATGTGTGCGCACTTATGTTCGTGCGGAATTTCCGAATGATCGGTATCTACTATATTACTCTCTGGGTGGGCAAAATCAATAGTAAAAAGATAAGCGCCCCTGTGCAATTTCTTGTCTTTTCCGAAGTATTTTCCTGATTGTCCGTCTAGAATATCGAAAGTAGTAACAGAAGGATAATAACTGAAACAATTCCAAAGCTCCAACTCATCAAGTCGATGTCTAGGAACTTCTTTGATGTCAAAACCTCGTTGAATGAAGGCAGATATCGGGAGACGATAGAAGACAGCACCGTTTTCCATAATCGCATGGAATAAGATAGGCCTGCCCGTAATTGACGCAAAACCAAAGATAATACAGTCTTCAGCTTCGCCGTGATGCTCTTTGAGATCATATAAATATTCTCTACGTATTTGTGCATAAGTTGCCGGTATGTTTGCATTTAAATAAGCCATAGTCAATCCTCATTTTATTTCACCCCAGTTCTTCCCAAACTCATAATCTACTTTGTTAGGAACTTCAAGTTCTACGGCACTTTCCATAATATCTTTTATTCTTTGTGCTTCCTTGTCTGATCCAATAGAGATGTCGAGTTCGTCATGAACTTGAACGTGTGGTATGATACCTTCTTTATGTAATTCAATCATTGCTTTTTTTGTCATATCTGCAGCAGATCCTTGAATTAATCTATTCAGAGCTTTGTAAGTGTATGCTCTTCTGATCCCTGGTCCGTGCTCCAAGAGCGCCGCATCATGAGGTAACGCTTTATGAATCCCGAATTGATTAGGTTCCCATAAAGGAAATCTACATAGTCTTCCTAATAGAGTTCTGACCTTACCGGCGTTTTGAGCTCTTGCCATAACCGCATCCATAAGTTGTTTAACAAATGGAACTTTAGAATGATATTGTTTGAATAGAGAATCAGCTTGAAGTTTATTTACACCAAGCTCTGCTTGTAATTTATTTTTACCCATACCATAGAAAAGACCCAAATTGATCGTCTTGGCTTGAGTTCTAGGAATGTCCGCCATATCAGCTACAATCTGGTGGAAGTCTGCATCCCCTTGCATGTAAGCATGTACTACATCATCAACTCCATAGAGATTTTGTAATGATGCATAGTGTACTACTAGACGTGGTTCTTGTTGGTTATAATCAAAGCAACCCCAAGTATGACCTTCTTCTGGAATAAATAATGATCTGATCCGTGGTCCGAGGTCTTTGTTCCTTGCAGGTATCTGCTGTAAGTTTGGATTATTCATACTGAATCTTCCTGTTACAGTTCCACCACCTTCGGCTCTTAACTGATTAACCTCTGCATGTATTCTTCCTTTGTGTGAATATTTTAATATTGTATCTATAAACGTAGTGTGAGCTTTATTAATCTCTCTAGCTTTGGCAATCTTCTGAACAACGGGGTGCGAGTGATTAGCTAAGAAGTTCTTTGTAAAACTTGGAGCTTGAGTCTTTAATGTTCTCTCATAAGGTAATTTTAATTTATCAAAAGCTTTAGCAATAGATCTTGCAGCCCAAATCTGTACATCTATACCCGTACTTGTTAACACTTCATGAAGTAGTTTTTTCTCTTGTTCTACTAATGTTTTCTTTTCTTTCGCTGCTTGTTCTTGATTTACACGTACACCGAGAAATCTCATATCAACTAAAACCGGAAATAATTCTATTTCCATATCGAAGATAGCTTGAATATCCTGATGTAAAATTTGCTTTTTCATTTCCTGCCACAACTCCAATGTGAGTTGGGCGTCACGCTCCGCGTAAGCTCCAACGTACATGGCTGGAAGTTTGTACATCTCTGCTTTAGCATCTACTCCCCATGACTTTGCGGCTTCGTATAATGCGCCTTCGTCTTTTCCTTTACCTACGTGCTCTTTAGATAAACTATTTAAATCATAACGTAATCTATTCTCATCAACTAAACTGGATGCAATCATCGTATCAACAATCTTTCCTTGAACTGTAATACCAATCGCTCTTAACCAACAGATATCATACATTGCATTGTGAAATATTTTTATAGAATCAGAATTCATTTGGTCCTGTAACCATTTAAGAACCATCTTACGATCCATGTTACCACCACCTTCGTGAGCAATTGGATAGTATGCACACCAATCGTGTGTAGCTAAAGATATTCCCACGACATCTCCTACACCTACAATAGAACCAGAACCCATTCTCTCGTTTAGGTTAGGGTCTTTTGTTTCTAAGTCTATTGCAATTTCATCGTATTTAGATAGGTCTGGAAAGTCTGTAGGCGGGATCCATTCGGTTTGTGGTTTGAATAGAGGCACCTGCATTATTTTTCCTCCTTAAAACTAAAACCATGAGGAAGAGGAAGTGAAGTATCATCACTATAATCTCTTTCAATTGCCATCTCACAGTAATGTATTGCTTTTAATAAATCTTCTTTTTGATTTTTTTGCTTGTGTCTACACAAATATTTTATAGCGTTGCCTTCGGCGAATGGGATATTGTTTTTATTTATAAACTCACTTGGCTGAATAACCATGTTACGATAATGATCACCACCTACCTGTTTCTTGTATGTATCTTTCTTCATATTCTGTACGATTTATAAATATCCTTTGGACGAACAATATGCAAGTGATTTTTTGTTCTCGTTGCACCTACATAAAATAATCTGTTCTCATCATCTGGATATCTTTCATAATTTGATTGTGTATTTTTACTAAGATCAGTTAAAAGAACTACGTTATCTGCTTCACCCCCCTTCACTCCATGAATAGTAGATAAAGTAATTCTTGGATCTTTATTTAATTCTTCTCCATTTTTTCTCATCTTTCTAATGTAATGCACTTGTTTTTCTGGAGCTGCGGTAAAGGATTCAAACCAAACCTGTTCTGTGTTTAATCCATATTTTAATTTAAGCTCCCCCATACTGTAAATATTGTCTGATATAATTTCTTTAATTCTTTTCTTACTAAATTGTTCCGGCTGCATATAAGAAGCAATTCTCTTAACCTGTTCCCCATTAAGATTAATTCCTTTTCTTAATGATTCCCAATCTATTACAGCTTCATATAAATCTCTCTCGTATGCCTTCTTAAATTTGTTTCTGTAATATAATCCATTAGAGTATAGAACATTCTCTAAATCATTTAACATGTATCTTGTTCTCGCTAGTACAAGCCATTTACCAGAAGACATATCAATGTTTTGAAATTCATTGTGATAAGATAATAAACCTGTTTCAGTTCTAGGTTTCCATTCTTTATGTAATCTATTAGATATCTTACCAACCATTTTCATAGCCACATCGTGCACTGCTCGTGGTACACGATATGATTGTGTAAGATTAAGTAGTCTTCCTTTTTGTGTTATAAAACTATCAACATCTGCTCCAGCCCATCTAAATATAGCTTGATCATCATCACCTGCTATATAACTATCTTGTGTCTTATCCCATATAGATTTAGCCATGTTCCATTGCATACGCGATAGATCTTGTGCCTCATCTATAAATACAACATCAAACTTAGGGGACGCATCAGACTTAACAAAGTCTGTGATCATGTCGTTAAAGTCAATTAAGTTGTATTGTTTTTTGTATGAGTCTAATTCACCCGCCAGTATTTTTAATTCCCTTACAGATAGATCCTGGCTGTGTTCTTTTAAATTATATTGTTGTTCTGGTGTTATGTTTCGTAGCTTAGCTAGTTGTATAATCCGTAGATACTCACTATTTGTTGTGAATAAACCTGTCTGTTCTTGATCATATTCATTGTAATCAATACGCATATTAATCTTTTTACCAAGATCTTCATAATGTCTACGTTGCATTACCTGTTCTTTCTTAATACCTAATCTTCTAAATGCTAATGAATGTAATGTTCTAAAGTATGGAAGATCATCTTCGCTAAAATTAAATTTTTCCATAGCTCTATCTCTTGCTTCATACGCAGCTTTCTGTGTAAATGAAAAGAACCCAATCTTATTTGGGTCCGTACTCTTTAAATGTTTATCTACTTCGTTTAATAATGTTGTGGTCTTCCCTGTTCCTGGTGGACCCAATACAATAGTTTTCAAAATACATCCTTAGGTTTAAATTGTTTTGGTCTATAAACATCAGCCATTGGTTTAAATTCTCCTATCACCATGACGCTTTTCTTTTTATTTCCTATGTCTACTCTATCAATAGTACAACCACACTTATCTCTAAGTAATAGCTGTGTCTCATCATACTTCTCTGTCCATCTTCTCTTTAACAAATACTTATTAAAAAATTCTCTAAATATAAAATAATGTTTGCCTTCATGTGTCCACACTAATCCATTTACCATATCTTCTTTAGTAGCACCTGATGCTGTTCGGTCTGTGCAGTATTCTTCTAAATGATCTAGTAGTTGTTCCACTTTAGAAGATCCTTTAGGTGGTTCTATTATTTCTATCCCTGCAAATAATAATTTAACCATGTCTGTAAATTCTTTTTTCTTTAATGTTGGAGGAACTTTATTAACTTGTTCCATCACTGCTCTTTGAAATAATCTTTGTTCTTGTAAATAAGATGTATCTTTTAATCTAACTCTTTCTCCATCTACGTTTACATAGTAGTAAGGTTCATCTAAATTAATTTTTTGAAGGTCATTTAAGTCTGGAAATAAGGATTGTCCTCTTATTCCATACTTTCTTGTTAAACATAATTTTTTATCACAATGATTGCACATAGGATCTTCATTACATTTAAACCCTAATTCTTTTTTCTCATGATATTTAATTTTGTCTTGGATAACTCTGTCTTCTAATGGTGGATCAAAATATTTGTAGTTAAAGGCGTTGATATGTTTTTGCCAATCCTCTGGCCATTTTCTTTTTGCATACTGAATGAATTGATAGATCACTCTATCTCTACCATCATTTAATTTATTCTGTGTAAGAGATTCAATACAAGGCGGACCATCTTTAAATTCTGAGTCAGGTCTTTTTAATTCTAATTTTTCTAATTCTTCTGGAGTGAGTCGTTTAACTGATAAAAAAAATTGCGATATTGTAATGGCTTCTCCTTTAAAATTAAAGGCATATCTTGTACTATTTTTGGAATTAAAGTATGGCAAGTTGAGGAAATTTCCTGTATCATCTTCGGATTTTAATTCAACCTGTTTAGGGAAAACTTCAGCATTACCAAATCCTAAAAAAGCGCTTATTGAACAAAGCTTATCTCGCATTAAAGATGCATCAACTGGAACCGTACTAAATAAGAATATGTGTGCTCCTCCACTTTTAGAACGACACATAGTAAGTGGAAGTTGATAGTTGTTTATAAGACCTACAATTTTTTTGTGATCTAAATTATATTTATCGACATCGATACATCCCCATCTACATTTATTATCTTCATTAATAGGTATAATACCTAGACTAGGTTCAACTCCATTTAAATGATCTTGCCAATGTTTTTCTGTTACAGGTTCACGTTTAACAAATGATTTTCCTTTTATCTTAGTGCCGTCTGCGTTTTTCTTCTCAACGTAGGTACACCCATGCGCTCTCTGTAATCCTGTAAATAAATCTATAAAATTCTTCATAACTAATATCTTTAGAAAGGGCGGTTTCCACGCTAGCTTCCACCGCCCAAACTAATTACCTCGCGGGTAATTCTTTAATAAGGTGCGTCGGATTTGGATTCACCAGTTCCATGCTTAGCTTGAACAGCGCCTTTAGAGACATTGTTCGAGAAAGATTTAGCAATCTGGTAAACTGATTTATTAGTCACGGGACCAACTTTCGATACATCCCAACCAAACCATGTTCCTTTATCGTTAGACATCTGAACAGTTTTTAGTTTATAAATGTGGCTATAAGTTGGCGGAGTAAACAAACCGTTTTTACCCTGCATCTTAATCCCCATCATCATTGAGTTCCACTTACGACTAATTTTTAATTGAGTCGCTTTCATAGAAATCAAAGCTGAAGATGGATTGTCACCGAGTACAACTACAAAGTGACTTGCGGTATTTTCAAGATAATTGCCATTGGCTAATCTATCTTTATTTCCTTTGTCTCTTGTAGTTTGTGGTATGTCATCACCGGCTTCATAGATATGTACCGGAGCTCCTTGACTCTCACCTCTGTCTTGCCATTCAATGTATTGTCTTTTGTAATACACTGGCAAAACATCGATCCCCTTTACGCCATCAAACACTTCGTTTGTAACGGTGTTGATTATCATGCCGGGTTCTGCCCTCTCGACATATTTAGCGTCCCTCTTATTACACTCAGGGGAGAGTTGGCCTAGTACTTTCAAGAATGGTAAAGCAAGATCGTCCTGCTTTATATTTGAAATACCCTGACCTGCATCGGCTTCGAATATACTCTCTGCTAATGCGCCTGCTTGATCACGTTTCGTGATGTTTGCTTCTTTGTTCATGGTTATTGTTTCCTTTTTATAGTTGTCTTATTTCCAACAAATATGTTGAAAAGTTCCGTCGGCATTTCTTTTCCTGCCTCGAGACGCTCACGGACGAGCGCTTTCAGAGTCATGGGTTCGACCTTCAACTTTTGTGTCGGTTCAAACCCTCGACCCTTCGCAAGTTCAGCGTAATCCGCTGCCTTGTTGTCTTCGTTACGACCGAAAGATACAGAAATTTCATTCTTTATAATATCTCCCAGACCGTTTTGACGAAGCCAGTTAAACGCCTCCTCTTTTTTGGCTTGAGTAATAGTGGCGCTATAATTCGTTTTAACTTCAATAGATGATCCATCCGAAAGTTTAAGAAATGATAAACCCATTTCAGATAACATTGTAGGAATGACTTCTCCTGAAAGGTTCTCATATTCTTTTTTCTTTTGTTTAACATACTCTTCATTCTTTTGTATGTCTTCATGTAAGCCTTGCATCTCTTTTATCTTAGTTGCAAGTTTATCTATGTTCTCTGTTTTATCGAGAACTTCTTCTTGGTCTTTTTCAAAATCAATTGATTGCATCGGGTATTCCTTTCTCGTATAGATTTATTTCAATAGGATAATATTTTCTTTCTTGTTTATCCCATTTGAGCAATTTAATTTTACCATTGGTCATATCAGACACTATAGCACATGCAACACCAATAATTGCAGGGTCTCCTGTTAATAACAGGTAATCTTCCAGAGTATAATTTTTTAAACCTTCTCTTAGTTTAAAAATTAAAGGACCTGGAGAAAATATTATCTGTGAGAGTTCTGGTAATAAGAATTTAAAAATTCCATATTCAGCAGCTCCCATTATATTTATTTTAGGACGTCCGTCTCTAGTACCAGGTATTTCCTGTATTACATATACTGTTGGTACTTTCTTCTTTTTAACGTCTCCGTAATCTACGGTTTTTTCTACTTTCATGTTGACATATATAATACATCCTATATAACAAGTCAATAGAAAGAATTTAAAATGAAGTATAAATTTAAGACGACGCCTTATAAACATCAAATGGACGCTTTAGAGCGTTCTTGGAATAAAGAATCTTTTGCCTATTTTATGGAAATGGGGACAGGGAAAACAAAAGTTCTGATTGATAATATGGCTATGCTATATGATAAAGGAAGAATTGATGGGGCTTTAATTATTGCTCCTAAAGGAGTTATATCTACTTGGTACAACCAGGAATTGCCAATTCACTTACCCGATCATATAGAAAAAGTGACCATAATGTGGCAAGCCAATATTAATAAAAAACAACAGGAAAAATTAAACCGTTTATTTGAGACAGGCCATGATCTTCACATTCTTGTTATGAATGTGGAAGCTTTTAGTACCGATAAAGGAAAGAAGTTTGCAGAAAAGTTTTTAAGATCACATAAAACTATGGTAGCTCTGGATGAAAGTACCACTATTAAAAATCCTAAAGCTCAAAGAACTAAAAATATTATAAGTTTAAGACACTTGTCTCTATATAGACGAATCTTAACAGGTTCTCCTGTAACAAGAAATCCGTTAGATTTATTTACACAATGTTATTTCTTAGATCCTTATCATTTAGATCATGAATCTTATTTCTCGTTTAGAATGAGATATGCGATTATGAAAACAGCTCATATACAAGGAAGAAAGATACAGCTTGTGGCTGGTTTTAAAAATCTAGGAGAGCTTTCAGATAAACTTCAACCTTTTTCTTTTAGAGTTTTAAAAGAAGATTGTTTGGATCTTCCGGAGAAGATTTATATGAAGAGAGAAATCGTATTAAGTCCTGATCAACAAAGAATTTATAATGAGATGAGGGAAAAAGCTTTAGCTCATCTAAATGGAAAGAAAGTTACAACAGCCAACGCACTGACGCAATTAATGCGAATGCAACAAATTACTTGTGGACATTTCACTGCAGACGATGGTTCTATTCAAGATATAAAGAATAATCGAATTGAAGAATTAATGGATATATTGGAAGAGGTGGAAGGAAAATCTCTTATCTGGGCCCATTACCAACATGACGTTAAAACTATTTGTAAAAGAATTGAGAAAAAATATGGTCCGGGATCCGTGGTCCATTACTATGGGGGCACGACTCAAGAAGAACGGGAAAAGGCTCTTAAGAATTTTAAATCTAAACCAGATTGTAGATTCTTTATAGGTACTCCAGCTACTGGAGGATATGGAATTACATTAACCGTAGCTAATACTGTTATCTATTATTCTAATGGTTATGATTTAGAAAAAAGAATGCAGTCAGAAGATAGAGCACACCGAATTGGACAAAAGTCTTGTGTTACTTATGTGGATATTATTGCTGAAGAGACAGTAGATACTAAAATTGTTAAATCATTACGTAAGAAAATAAACATTGCTTCTGAAGTAATGGGAGAAGAATTAAAGAAATGGATATAATTAAAGATAAAATAGATAACTTTTTTAAATGGGTAAAAGGAACAAAGTTAGTAGAACTTAATTCTATTAACGTTGAGGAAGATCCTGTTAGACCTGAATTAGATTTAGAATTTAGAAAAAGTTATGGAAGAAAGATATACGGTCTTGAGTTTGATAATGAAATTGAAGGGATTATTTGTATTGCTTATACAAACGATATTCCAAAGTCCGTAAAAGAGTTAGATATCATGTCTCAAAACGCACATCTTAAGAAAGACGCTAATACTGCTGTTGCCTATACTGTATGGTCAAGAAAAAGAGGTGCAGGAAAAGAGATTATACAAAAAGCTCTTGAATTTATTAAGACCCACAAAGAAATTAAAAAAGTAGTAACTCTTTCGCCATTAACTCCAATGGCTACTCATTTTCATATTAGAAATAAAGCTAAATTAATTAATATTAATCCCACTACCCAAAACTTTGAATATAAGCTATAACGCCCCGCATCTACACCCAGAAAATGTAGGATATACACGCGAGGCGCGCAGAATTTTCAAAATCGTTATTTAATTTTGATTTCTTTGGCTTTTTTGTTTTCAGGCGGATTGTAAAACAATTCCACTTTCAACATTCCATCTTCAAGCCTAGCTCCTTTACACTCAACATACTCAGACAATTGTAGTCTTTTCTTGAATGCTCTTTGAGCTACTCCTTTATGGATGTATTTAGTATCTGCTGTTTCAGCACTACCTGCTATGGATAAGACTCCATCTTCTACTTCAACTTTAACATCAGATTTTTTATAACCTGCTAAAGCCATTTCAATAATGTAGTTCTCATCATCTACCTTTTTAATATTATAAAAAGGGTAGGCACTATTGTATTCTTCCATTTGAAAGAATCTTGTGAAGACATCTTCAAAGCCAATAGTTCTATTTAGGAATTTATTTATATTTATTAGATCATGCATCATAACCTCCTTGTTAGACAGTTAATAAAATGGGCCCCTAAAGCACCCATAGAACTAATATAGTTTATTTAAA